TCTATTGCTTTGTTTTACGCAATAGGTGGGTGTAGTTTAGAATGAATTAAAATAACTTCTGTTGTGAAACGTGATTTTTTATTCTTTCAATTGCTTTGTCGTAATATTCTTTGTCTAATTCACAAGCAGTTAGCTCAAATCCGTAATCGTGACAAGCTATTGCAATACTTCCGCTTCCTAAATGCGTGTCGAGTATTTTATCGCCTTGTTTAGCGTATTTGTCAAGTAGCCATTTATATAATGCAACTGGTTTTTGTGTTGGGTGTATTCTTTTTTCGTTTAGTTGTTTATTACCTTGTTGCGTTAACGCTTTTCTTACATCTTTTCCGCAATAAATGCCTTGAAACATTCCTGCCCACATAAAATAAACTAAATCACAACGATTATTTAAACTGCAGTAAGCAATTTCACAATCCATTTGGTCTGATTCTCCATTCAATTTATCCCAAATAATCATGCCCCCAACTAATCCATAATAGTTAGCTCCAAATATTATTTGGTTTTTACTTACACGAAATAATTCATTAAGATAATTTTCATCACTTTTTTTAAAATCCCAATCTTTTGGAACATAATTTGGCTGTTTAATATTTAATTTATTTCCGTTTTTTTGAACTGCAGTATTTGGTTTAATACTTGGTTTGCTTGCTCCTATTCCATATTCTAAATCAACTATTGCTAAATCAAAATAGTTATCAGGATAACGAGCCATTAATAGCATATTATCCTCATTTGTAATCATTAAACTCATAATATAATTTTTACTAAAACTAATCCAACAATAGCACCGAATCCAGCACCAAGTGCATAAGTAAGTTTTTGATTTGTTGTTGATACACTAATTTTTGATACATTGAACGCCCACAATAAACTAATAGTAAACGATGCTATAAATATACCAATCCAATTGAGTTGTGTTATAAAGTAGGTATTTATAGCTACGCATCCTACTTGCATAAATGATGTTAGAAATGTTTTCATTCTTTAAACAATATTTTTAAAATTAATTTTCGTTTGTAATACTCTCGGTTATATTCTTTTTTACGCTCTTTATTTTTAGCGTACCAAATGCGAGTTTTTTCGGCTTTAGTCATTGTTAAGTTTGCTTTGTCGAATAATATAAGGTTCTTTTAAATACTTATCTATTGCAGTTTGTACATAATAAGCTGTTGTTTTAAAATAACCAGCTATTTCGGTATAAGTATTTTCTTTATTTCGTAACCAATATTCTACTATTTTAAATTCCATTACCTTAATATTTTATTAGTTATTCCGTTCATACTTTTAGCATCTTTATCGTATGCATCAATCATATAACAGATATTTTCCATGTCGTAAATTGGCACTTCTGAAATTCTTTTAATAAACAACTCAAAAACTTTGTAAACATGGTCGGTACTATCTGAATTACTTTCAAAAAACTTATCATAATTATCTTGTTCCGCTTTGATTAACTCGGGTATAATAGCGTTTATTTTGTTTTTAAGCGATTGTTTATAGTAAGGAGTATATTTAATAGCTTCAAGTTGATTTAATGCTATTTGACAACTCATAACACTTGTAGTTATTTTATCGACATTTGACATTTTACTCATAACTTCTGATTTGCTAATTTTCTAACCATTTCGCCTAACTCTAAATCATTCGGAGTTGCTAAAATATCTTTTAAAGGGATTTCGATTGTGCGGGTTTCTTCGATTATTTCAGCCCAAGTTCCGTTTTGAAATAAGCAAATAGATAAATAACTACCATCAACTAACCATAAACTATTAGTTGAGTGTTCATACTTAAATTTAGATAATTCATTATAATATTCTTGTTTATCACCATTATTCCATTTTGATACACAATTAATATTTTTTAAATTTTCAGGAGTTAACCCTCTCTTTTTAGCCTCCGAAATTAAAGCAGTTTTTACTTCTTGTGGTGTGGCTAATTTCCAATTTGATGGCTCATAGCACATTAAGTCTGTTTTCCATATCATATTCCTACAAAAACCATAGTTATCATAGTTTCCAGTTCGATATATTAATCTATTAGCTCTGCTTTTATACCATTTACCGACCTCCAACTTTTCTTCTTCAACAATCCCCTCTCTAACAAACGCCTCTTTAATATTTGGCTCTTTGCAAAGTTCTTTAACGAATGTTTCTGTTAAAGTGTATGTTTTTTCTTTGTAGGATATTATTTCGGCGTATTTGTTATTGCTTGATTCATAAAGTAAATGTCTAATGCCTTTATTTGAAAATTCAGTATAAATATCATTAATATCTTTATTTCCTTTACTACAATTTCCTAATAAATCACTTATATCCTCAACTTCATAACAATAATCATCAAATCTTACTAATTTCGCATTTTCAAAATGCTTTTTGACTTGCTCAATACTTGGTGTTTCCATAACTTATAATTGTTTAAAATCGTTTACTTCGATGTCGTTAGCTTTATCGTTTTCAAGTAGTTCAAATAGTTTATTATCACTTACTTTTTTTGCTTCAATACGTCTAAATGCTTCTGACATTTGCTCATAATTTGCAATATTTCCACCGAGTGAAGAAAACCACGTTTGAAAGTTTTCGCACTCTTTTTGCCATTCGTTTATTTGTGATTGCATAATATTTAATTTAGTTGTTCTACTTCTACTTTTAAACTTTCAATAATTTCAGCGCAAATTTTATCTGCAAATTGATGGTCGAGTTTGCGGAATTTATCAGAAAGAAAGTTACATTCAGAAAATCCTTCGTTATATTTTTGTGGTAAATTAATTATTTCTTCAAATTTTAATCCAGTTTTACCATCATTTGGTCTGTTTTGTATTATTTCTCTAATGGTGTAAATTTCTCCTTTAATAGGGTCAATTTCATTTGGTCTTTTTTCAAAATTACCAATACAAACAACTTTCTCACCTATTTTAAAATTACTCATTATTTCTCTTTTTATCAGTTAATATTTCAATTACTACTTCTTTTAATTTTGCTCCTACTAAACTAATTCTATTTATCGATGGTTTGTTTATGAAATCTAATATTTCGTTATCGGTTATCATGGTTTAGTATTCTTTTAAAAGTTTTATAAATTCTTGTTCAGTTACTTCGGTAAAATTTAATATTTCATCAAAGAGCCAAACATCAAAAGTTTTAAATGATTCAGAAAATCTAAAAACGTCTCTGTCTTCAAAATTTCTTGTTTTATCATATGTAAAATCATAAGCGCCTCTTTCATAAGGTAACCCATTATCAACACAAACTTGTTTCATTCTGTCGCATTGTTTTTGCGAAGTCATTAGAACATATACGTTATAAATTGTTTTCATCTTATTTTCTATTTAAAATTCTTAATGCTTTGTTACTCTGTTTAATGTAGAAATCACTTCTACCCGATGCTTGTGCTGTATCTCGAATAAATAAAAGTACTTCAATCGCTTCGGCTATATTCTTTTCGGTTGTATAGATTACGCTTTCTAATGGCTCGAAATCGTCGTTATCTTTAGCGAATTGCATACACTCGGTTAGTGTTGTTGGCTCGTTTTCTTCAATTGGTTCATCTGTTTGCGGAACTGCATCGAAACGCTCATCATAAAAACTATTTTCCATCTTTATACTCTTTTAAAAGGTTCATAAATTGTTTTTCGGGTACTTGGGTGAAACTTGGTTCTCCGCCACCATTCCAAATACCAAATTCATTATTCCATTCAAAAACTGGATTATATTCTTCAGATTCAAATTTAAAAGGATAATATGGATTGCTTAGTTCTTTCCAATAATCTAACCCATTATCAATACAAACTTGTTTCATTCTGTCGCATTGTTCTTGTGATTCCATAACCACGTAAACATTAAAAATTGTTTTTTTCATAATTATCTACTTTTTAGATTATCCACTACTTCCATTTCAAATTCATCAATGCAATTTTCTAATAACCATGATGCATCAATTCCATTTAATGTAATATCATAAATTTCAAATTCTTCACCACAACCGCCATATTCTAAAGTTGCTCTTTCTTCTGGTTGGTAACTGAATTTATATTCAAACTCGAACCCTCTAAAATTAATTGTTTCTTTCATTATTTTGTAAATTGATAAGTTGAACCTATTTTGTAATTTTCTAATTTTAATTTTTTAGCGTAATTTTTCGCTTCTAATTCTGTTTTAAAAATCTTATCTTCGTATGATTTTTCTTTTGTCCAAATGTAAAATTCTCTAATTGCTTTCATAAATATTATTTATTTCTATTTGTAATTTATTAAAATATAATTCAAATTCTTCTTTAGTGCTAACTACTGCATTTGTATTAAAAGCTAATTCAGAATGCTTAATTCCTATTTCATAATTTTCAAATGAATCAGTAACGCATATACATTTATCATCTGAATAGATTTTAATGTAGTGACAAATAGTTTTATAATATGCTGGTAGATTAATTTCTACAATTTCTTCGGTTGTTTTTTTAATTTTTAGTTTCATATTATTTGTTTTTTAAACTCTCATCCGCACATTTTTTCAACGCTTCGGATTGTAGTTGGTTGATAAAATTGTTTACTTGTTGTTTGATTTCAATTGCTTTGCCTTTCGGTACTTTTTTTCTTATGTGCAAAATTTCCGTTTCTTGGTTTGGAAATTTAGGCTTTGCACCAGCGTTACGTTCGTTTTTTTTCATAATTATATAGTATTACCATTAATATCCACGCAAATTGAAAATTCCCCAAATTGATCTTTACATTTAACTCCAATCCTACCATTAGAATAAAAACCATAATCACCTAAATAATTAACGTTAAAATTTTTTTTAACGTTTTCAATAAAATTTAATTGTTCAAATGTTGCTTTCATAATAAAAAAAATTAAGACAATAACTTCGTTGTTGTTATCTGAGTACAAATATACGAGGTTATTTTAATTGTGCAAACATTTAATTAATTATTTATACAATTTATATTAATTCTAAATAATAAAAAACCACCGATTAAGGTGGTTTAGTAGTTGTGGTGTTGGGGTTTAGACTAAATATTTTTTTATAAATTCCCTATCTATATCACTTATAGGTTTTTTTAATTGATTTTCATATATTTCAATTAATCTGTCAATTTCATTATCTGTCATTTATAAAGTTTAATGTTAAATTACAAAAGTTATTATTATCCCAATAATCAAGTATTTCATTTTGCATATTTATATTAAAAGTAAACTTAAAATTATTATGAGAACTATGACCTCTAAATTCATAATCAATAATTTTGTCTACATATTTATTATAAAATACTTTAGCTTCACAAAAAGTCACATATTTTAAACCTAATTGTGTTTTACAATTTATTAAAGCACTCATACCTCTCCACTTTCTTTTTTTACGTATTTTCTGCTCCAAATTACAAAGAATATAAAAGCAGTAATACAGATTATTAACAATACCCAATTCCAAAAATTACCTTTAGTTGATTCGGATTGCTTAACTGCAACTGCTTTTTTACTTTCTTCTTTAAATGAAACGCCTTTTTGCTCGATTTTAGCTACTTTCTCAACTTTGTTAGTAGTTATATTGTTTTTAACTTTTCGATGCTTTAAAGATACGTTGAAATATTTTTTTCCATTTACTACAATTTCTTTTGTGTTATCAACTGGAACTATTAATAATTCATCAGTATCAGTGCAATCGATAACTTTAATATTAGTATCTATTTTCGTTTCAGTTTTACTTGTATCGAGTATTGCGATTTGCGTTTCTTCTTTGGTATCTGATTTGTTTACTCGTCTTGTGCCAGAGCAACTAACCAAAGTAAGTATCAATAATAATAGACTAATTTTTTTCATTTTTGTTTTTTATTAAATTATATTCATAAATATATTCTGTTTGGTACTCATTTCTATTCATAAAAAATACTAAATAAGATGGAATACTATCTAAATTAGCTTGTCTTTGAATTATACAAGGTCTATTATCTAATTTAATATAAACTTTATCTCCTGATTTAAATTTATACTTTAAATTATACTCTTGTTGTTTACAACTAAATAGTAAAATAGTTGATAATAGGATTAGTTTAGTTTTCATTTTTAGGTTTTATTTGAATTATTTCTCCATTTACTTTTAAAGATGTCAGACCTTCAATACCATCATCTTTCCAAATTATACTTCCAATTCTTAATTCCTTATATTCTTTTTTTGTTAATTTATTTTTTAAACTAATATGAAACGCGATACAATGAACTAAATCATTAGTTAAACTTTTGAAGTTTTCTTTTGTAGCTAACCTACATATATCTTCAATAGTTGTTAAATTATATTCTTTTACTTTACTCATTCTCTATTTATTTAAGTTATTAAAAATTTCGTTTGCCTTAGTGAGTGCGCTTTGTGTTGCTTCTGAGCGTGAATTAAAATGATTTTCTTTATAATGTCCTATTATTTTACAAGACCAATCATCAAAAAAGAAACTCCTATCGATAAAAATATAAAGCCCAATATTATCAAAAAACTCGATTATAAGTGCGTTTTGATACATCGATGGATAATAATTAAAACTTTCGTTATCAAACATATAATTTTTCAAAAACTCCTCTTTGCATTTATCGGTTAGTATCATAGTTCTATATTTAATTCTTGGTTAGTAATTTTTCATCAAACTCAATTATATCATATTTAGGATATGTAGTATATCCGTATGAATAACCTATTTTTTCTAAGTATATTGGAAAGCTAGGTATATTATATTTTTCTAACCATTCGCTTAAACTCATTGTATTCGCACTTCTAAGAAGAAAATATATTTTCTCAAATTGATTTTTATTAATAACTTGTAACCCGTTTAGATTTCCTTTCATAACACTTCTTTTAAAAATTGATTAATTTGTTTTATTTTTTCTTCTTTGGTTAAGTTTTCGTTTATGTGAAAACTATAACTTTTACTTGACTTCTGATAAGGCATAAATACTATATTTACCCGTGTTGTTGTTTTCTTTGGTGGTGGCATAGTTAATCTTCTAAAAAATTAATATCTTTTTTATGCTTGGTTAATTTTTTATACTCAAGCATATTTACATTGTTTTTATTAATCTTATCTGCAACAAGAGTAATGCTTTTAACTGTTTCGTGGTCAATATTACCACGTCTAACATCCATTAAAACACCAGTTAACATTTCATTTAATTGTTTTGCGTTTTTTACTTCAAAATTCAAATCTCTTTTAGCTTCCATAATTAGTTATTTTTTAATGTTCTTTTTAGTTCAATTAATAATCTTTTTGTTTCAATCATTTCTTTAGGCACTTTTAATGAACGATATAATTGTTTAATATAAGTATCTGTTAAGTTTTTAGAATGGTATTTACTTTTTGTTGTTTCTGTTTTATATTTAGTTCTTGTTTCTGAATATTGTTTTTTCCAATTTTCCCTATAATTTAAAACATCACAATTCATTTCTTTACATCGTTTTTTAACTCTATTTTCCTCTCCTTTTTTATTATTACAACTTTTGCAAATAGACCTAAATGAATGATAAATTGCTAATCCACTTTTATTTTGTTGTTTGACTACTTTTTTAAAAAAGTAATCATTATTTTTAGGATATTCTTTTTTACAACAAGTACATTTTTTAGTTTCCATTTCTTTTAAATTAATAAGCACAAATATAGCATTTATTTTGATATTAATAACAATATGGTGTAGTTTATAATTAGTCTAAATAAAGAAAACTCCTTAAAGTTAATTAAGGAGTTTTAAAGATTTCGTTCTTTTTACGGAATTATACAGCCATTCTTAATGGTGTAGTATTCATTTGTATAACTTTTGCGGTTATTTTTTTTAGTTCTCAATATTACCTACTTTTCTATTGTCAATTGCCGTGCGCCCCCAATATATCACTTGTATGACCACTTATCAAACTATAAACGTTTTGCGTTGTGGAGGCGGTGGGATTCGAACCCACGTCCAAATAGATTTCATTAATACGTCAATGAACTGATGCAAATATAATTTTTATTTTCAAATAAACAATACCTTAAGCAATATTTATAATTAGTCTAAATTAATCCTTAACCTCAAAATGCATCCAATCATAATTCTTTTCACGCCCTAAACTAATAAATCCGTGTTTATAGAAAATATCAATCATTTGTTTATATTCAGCACGTGCAAATCTTGCAGTTTTTGATGTTTCTTTTAATTGATTTCTTTCAGGGTCAAGGTCAATTGCTATTCCCCAACTATGACGACTCGGTGCAGTTCCACCACGCATTGCACGAAAGTTAAAACAACCTCCAAATAAATCAATACCTAACTCAACAATTTTTTCATAGCCATAAACTTCTAATAACTCGGTAAATATTTTACCTAATTTGTCAGCTACTAATTTATGACATTGTATTTTATTTACTTTAATGTTTTTATCCCAAGATAAACGCATTGGATAAGGTAAATTTAAAGTAGTTAAATAGTTTGGGTTCTTACTCGGTACACCATATTTTTGAGTAGCTTGTGTAGTTGTTATCATTTATCTGTTATTATTTTAAAAATAGTAATTATTAACGCTCCAGCTATTCCACGTCCCCACCATTTAGCACTATCAATATCCTTTGCATGGCTTTCAGACTTAATTTGTAAACCCTCTACTTTTGATTTCACATCGTCAAGCATCGAAATAACTCCTTTGTTTTTGTTTAGTTCAGAACCGCCTAAAACTATTAATATTTCTTTTTGCATTTCAGCAATATTCTTAACGTTTTCTCTTATATCTTTAATATGTAAATCACGTCTTTCGTCTTTAACTTCGAGTGCTTTCAATCTTTCGTCTGTTGTTGCCATAGTAAGGATTATGGTTCTAAATTAGTATTAATATTTTCGTTTGTTTTTTGTGTTCTATAAATTGAAAAACCACCAACTCCTAAGAAACCCAAAAAAACAAATTCTTTAACTTCAAAAGTAGGTAAAAAAATTGGAATAAAAGCATAACAAGTGGCAACAAAAAAGCTACTAAAAGTTAGTAAACGTTTTTGACTCCATTTATCCTTATTCTTTAAGGTATCATTTATTAAACCTATCATAATTTATATTTCGCTCAATTAGTAATATAATCGGTGTTGTGATTATTAAAATGCTCCAAAACTTGTAATTAACATAATCAATAGGATAGTTTAAATCGATTAGTTTAAACACTAAAAAAATAAAAGCGAATAGATAACATTGCTTTTGAAAAACGTTTAATTTACGATACATATAAAGCACTATAATAGCGGATGCAACGTAAAAAGGAGTGTCTATACTATCTATAATTTGCCAATTATTAGAATACCAATTGGTTTGCATTATTAAAATACAAACTAAATTATAAAGTAATATAAACGCTCCTAAATTTTTCATCTATTTTGGTTTGTGAGGACGTGGCGCACCGATTGATGGAACAATTACACAATCTACTAATCCAACGCTATCTAATAAGTCTAACGCATCTTTTACCGCTTTTTGTTCTTCTTCTGTTAATTCTTTCATAATTATATAAATGTTAAAAATAATATTCCAGCTAATAAACCACCTAAGCCCCCATAAATAGCATCGTAAATATCGAACGGAGCTTCGTGGAATTTCTCATAATACATTTCTCTACCTAAATTTAAAATAAAAGCAAATAATGTAGAAATAAATAATACTCCAAACCATTCAGCATCTTTTAAATTCATTCTAAATAATGCAAAAAAGAATATTACAAATGTATAAAGTAAATGTCTGTCGTAATTGTTTTTTATAAAGTTTCTCATTTATTATAAAATTCTTTGGTTACTAAATTGTAATGCGTAAAGTCGCCACTTAATCCATCGACTGCAATTTCATTTTCTAAAAGCTCAACTTCAAAATGTGTTGAGTAAAGAACTTCTTCTGTGTTTTTGTCTACTATTGTTATCATAATTAATTTGATAATGTTGCTAAATTTGGTGTTACGCTATCTGCTGAATTGACTAATTGAATGGTCCAAAACATATAAATTGTATTTGTAGTATCAAAAGCAGTACTTCCTAAAGTTCCTGCCAATAATGCTGCGGAATCTGAAAGTTGCGAGGTTGTAAAAGGATAACCATACAAATCGCCACCGAATAATGAATATTTACGTGTCATTACGGCTACTTGTGCAGTTGCCGAACCCGTAAAAGTCGCAATTGTTGTAGCACCTGACAAAGTATTAGAGGTGTTAATATCTAATCTTATAGTGTAAGCACTTGTGGTTGCTGGTTTATTAATTCCAAAAATAGCTTTTGCAACATCTGAAACACTAAAACTATTTGCCGTTATTGTTGCGGTTGCTACAATTGTTTTTGCGGTTGTCCCAGTGTGTGCCGTTTGTGATGTTTGAACAAACTTATAAGGTATATAAGTTAGTAAAGATTGTTTACTATCTAATTGAGTTTGAATTGAACTTGTAGCATCTAAAAACTCATCCGTTTTAAAAGTAGCTAAAGCGTCTGTAATATCAGATACGTCTGCAATAGCGGTGTAGTCTTTATCTTGCCATTCTGCGGTGTGGTCGGTGTTAACATTAGTTGACTTTAAAGTCATTTTCTTTGTAGTACCATTGGTTTGAGTAACTACCTCGCCAGCTCTAATACCGAAAGCACTTAAATCAACATCAACATTAGCATTACTTCCGTCTATTGCTAAAGCACCTACTTCGTCTGGTGTTGTTGGGATTTGGTCAGTAGTCCATTCACGAGTAGCTAATATTTTATCTCCACCTGATAATTCACTACTATCAGTTGTAAAACTATTACCTGTACTTTCGTCATTAAATATAAATAATCCTCCATTAGCTGAAATTGTTGACAACACATTATCTTGACCATCTACAAATTTTAAAGAAGCTCCATTTCCGTAATCTATTTGAATATCAATAGGAGTATAATTCCCCTCTGTTGTCACTTCTTGAAGTGTTGGGGTTGTTCCGCTTCCGCCACTCGAACTAATTACATAAGGGTCTGCTAAAGTTCCGCTTCCAGTTATTGTAACGTTTGTACCATCTGAAATTAAACCCGTAATACTATCTGCATTTCCAGCTCCTAAATAAGCAGTATAACCTAAAACAACTAATCTCGCTCTTAATTGTGAAGCGGTTAAAAATGTTTCTTCAACACTTGAAGCGGTTTCGTCAATTACAATAATATCTAAAACGCTTAACGCTATTTGAGGAATGTTTGCACCATTTCGTAATACTATTACAAATGTGTTTAAAACATCGTCTAAAACTACTTCAAAATCACTAATAGAAACATTTTTAGCGCCATCGTTAAAAACGTGCCAAAAATTATTACTACCTTTTTTTATTATTTTAAACATTATAATATTGGGTTTGAATGTTCAACTACTGAAATATATCTACTATTAATATTACAAGCCGAGTTTGGATTTAGATATAATCTCGCTCCACTTGTTAAAAAAGTTGCTCCAATTGGTAAAGTAAAAGAGCCACTTATATGTTGATTATTGCCACTTCCTCTTATTAGTGAATATGTACAACCTCGATAAGTAACACCATCGCAAATTAAATGAACGTCTATAAATCTGTCTGTTCCGCTCGGTGTAACTAATATAAAAGAATAGTCAATAGTAATTACATCTTTTTCTTTCAAAGGTGTTACAAGTCCTGTATCATCTAATATTTCAAAGTCGTTGTTTTTTTCAGAAGTACCAGCAAATCCAAAAGCATTATCAGTATTTGCGGTTAACGATTGTGTATTTGTTGTGTCAACTCTACTTTGCCACTCGAAATAGTTTAATGTAGGTTGTATATAAGCAGTAGGTAATCCAACTCCTTTATTGTCTTGTTCTAACTTTAAACCATCAATTAATAACTCTCTTTCTGTAAAAGCACTTGAACTATTATGTTTTAAGATAAATTTAAAAGTAACATCTTGACCTACATAAGTTGAAAATGTTTGACCAAATCTTTTCCATTTATCTGTTGCGGTATATGGTTGTCCTACTACATCAATAGTGAAATTATAAGTTTCAGCTAAAACGCCACCGAAATACATTTCAATAGCACAATTTGTATTTTCTGTATTGTCGCTATTTACAAATAATGAAAATATAACTTTACCATTTACTAAAGGAACTATCTCTTTGTCTGTTATCCAAAAGCTATAATCAGTATTTTGATAATCAGTATTTAAAATAGATAAACTTCTTTCACCAGCATATCGAGTTGTATTGTAAGAAACGCCACCACTACCACCAGCAGTTGTGAAATTACCATTTACATCAAAACTATACTCTTTTGGAAGTAAGTTATCTGATATATGTAAGTTCCCTTGAAGATATATTAAATTTTGTGCCATAATTTAGTCGTTTACTTGGTATGATGCGTTAATATAAATAATTGCTCCTACTTGGAACGCTCCGTTTAGATATATATTTGCGTTGTTAAAAATAAGCATTGTACTCTGACTCGATAATGATGTTGAGTTCATTCCGTAAGCGGTTGTATCTTGACCTGTTTTTGCGTATAACTCTGTATCTGTTTGCACAAATATATTCTCGTTACCTTTGATTATTGAATAGTCATTTTTAACAAAACCGCTACAATGTACCATATTACCTTTTTTGTTGAATTTAAGGTTATATGTAAATTGATTTGCTCCAGCAGTATTGCTTTTTGTTATTGTTGTTGAAAAGAATGTATTTATAAGTTCCAACATCGAATTACGATGTTTTGTAACGTCAATAACTGCGGTTATAAAACCATTTATTGTTGAAATTAAACTTGCTTTAGTTGTTGCCATATTTTTAAATTAAATAATCATTACTATATTGAGAACTATTGTATTGTCCCGTTGCTATTTCAAAAGTTGTATTAACATTTGTGCTTTCTGAATTACTTGTTACTAAATCAATTATTAACGTGTAATTACCATTTACGAAAGTATATGCACTAAAATCTACATCAATAACATTGTTTGTAATAGTACCTATTTCAGTTGCTACTAAAGTAGTTCCGTTGTATAATTTAACCGACGTTGTAGTACTTACATTTTTATTAAAAGTAAACGAAACTAATCCGTTAAAAGTAGTTGATATACTTGTGTTAACTGGAATAGAAGAAACTAACGTAAATGTTGGTAATATTTGTAAATTCCAATTCTTTAATTGGTTTAAAGGATTTACTAAAAATTCAGCACTTAAGAAATTAGTAGTTCCAATACGTTCATCTGCTTTGTATTCTGAAATAGTTGAACGTACATTATTAATATAAACTATTTCGTTACATAACATATCGGTAACACTATCATTTACTAAAAAATCTAACCTATCAATCAAATATTTTTGTAAATAAGTCGGTGTATTTTGGTATGTTGTTTGAAAGCCTTGAGTAGTTGTATAGCTTTTTAAGTCAAGTTTATTTTGTGGTGTGTGATAATAGCAGTTGTTTAAACGAATAGATTTTTTAACTACATCGCCATTATTAAAATAGTCTACTCTTGTTGTAGTTTTGCTATAATAATCAGTTACCAAAAAACTATTTGAATAGTAAATGTTACCATTAATTAAATCAGTAATCTTCAAATATAATGGTGTAGTATAAAAGTTATCGTTTATTAAACCAAATTCAAATCTTATTTGTTCAATTCCTTGACTATTTATAAATGATGTATAAGCAAAGTTATTGTCAATGTTTTTAACAACATTGCCACAACCATTAATTAAATCGATTTGAATACCGCCAGCGAAAGCTATATAAACATCGCTATTGGTTTCTTGTACAAAAGTTTCGTTAGGTAATTGAACTATAAAACCATCGTAAAGTAGAGTAGTGATATTTGGATTGCCACCACTCTTTGCCTTTACGAAGTCGTTTAAGTAAAGTTTAATAAAACTTTTGTCTATATTCATATTATAATGCTATTAAGGCATTTTGTAAATCTAACTTTGTTGTATAACTTGTTCCGTTCAAAATTACGAAATTATATTTATAATCATTACAAATAGCAATAGAATTTTTATCATATACTTTAAAAAAGTCGTTTTCAAATATCCACCAATTAGCAACACCCCCTAAATCGTAATCAGTTCCGTCGACATTTAGTATTCCATTTGCAAAAGTTAAAGTCAAATAAGGCGTATAATATTTTTCTTCTAATGTTACGTTAAATTCTTTTGTAAATGGATTATAAGCGTTTTTTTGAATGTAGCCTTTGATTATATTTCCTTGCATATCATAACAACGTACAAATCCTCTGTCGTTAGCGTAAGCGTTCATATAATCAACAACGCTTTCATAACTTGCTACTAAACTTAAATTATGAACGTTTGCGTTAATAATTGGCTCGTCTAAATCGGTATAATTTACGTTTGCGTTTTCTGTTATCGGTGCATTTTCTCCAACTAATTGACTTGTGAAAGCTCCATTATTTTTAAAGAATGTATTTTTTAATATTGTTTTATTATATAGCATTGCAGTAGCTATCCACGAACCCCAACGTAAAATATTTCGTTTGATTGAGTAGTTTATACTTGAAAGCGTGTTATTAATTGGTAAAATAACACCTTGTGTTAATCTGGTTTGATATGCTACATTTGAGTAGAAGTATTTAACTTTAATATATCCATCACCTGAAAACAATGGTGTAAAACCTATCGGTTGCAAAGTTAATACACTATTTGTAATAGCTAAAACACTATAATTACCAACATTTACACCGCTTGTTATTTCAAAGTTATCACCTACATTAAAACCTAAAATAGCCCAATTAATCACAACGCTTCCGCTATCACCATTGCTATCTCGGTTTAGTATTTCTAAATTACTACCATTTAAACGCATTAACAATCTTGCTCCGAAAGTTCCAAAACTATTAGGTTGCAACGCTACATATTCCTCAATATAAACCTTATCGTCTTCATTTGTCGATGTTGTAGGTTGTTTAATTTCTAAATCTATTATCGATTGTATAGCGTAAGCATCACGTACAAAATTATTATTAATTTCTTTTGTATTATCAGCTAATAAATTAGGTAGTAACCATTCGCTTTCTGTACTAATGGAGTTACTTGTACCTACTGCAGTACGTTCTTGCTCATACGTTTTATAACCATATTTAAACGATTTTAACATCGCTCTGTCGTTGTAATATCTTTGATAATCTTTACTTGGGATTATTTGAAAAACTCCAATTTCGCTATTGGTATAATACTTATCATAACTATCGATAAATATTTCATTACGATTAATTTCATAATCAGCGCAAACCTCCTCAACACTTCCAAAAACATCATTTGGTTTGACATTAAAATAGTCAGTTTTTTGTGATACCATTCGACGATTGAAAACTACGTTATTATAATGTTCACCACCTACATCGAATTTAGGTGCATCAATCGATAAATTACTAATATACTTTGAACTTTGTTTAATTAAGTCAATCCAATTAACCGCCTTAATAACTGAATCAATAGCAGTTGATGTTGCGGTTATTTCAATAGTCATTCCATTTATTAAAGTTTCAACTCTTGCATTAGCTAATGAATGGTCAGTATTACTAAAAGTGGCAGTACAATCATTTGCAAAGAAAATATAAACCCTTTTACTTCTTTCAATAAAAGGAATTGAAATATTTAAAGAACTTGGAACACTTGTATAAACGGAATTAAAACCTGTAATATCTGCATAATCTTTACTCCATAACTCATAAGTGTCAAAACCCTCTGTTGCTAAATCAACACCCCCTATTATCATTAATAAACGTGCTTTCCCAATTGCAGTAACAACAGTTGTTCCGAAAAAATCAGATTTAACCGCTCTTACTTGCGCTACTATATTAGAAAAATTAAAAGTTAAATTTGATAAGTCGTTTTTTGCTTCTAAAAATTGAAAAGAACCGCTATCTACTGGTATCGGTTGTAAAACTCCATTATTATCAAACGCTAAACCTTTAGTAAAAGTTGGACTTAAGAACGATAAAGTATTATCTATTCCGTATTGCTCAACTACATTTGAATTATTAGCTAATAGATTAAATCCCTCAATACTTCTCGATGTTTCATAGGCTTGTGCAGTTACTGGCGAGTTATTACCTCTAAACTTACTTATTTGTGTTACTGGTGTAGCACGTCTTAAATAGTTAAAAGTAGGCAATGGTGTAATGGTATTGCCTTTAAAATCTTTGTCGCTAAATGCGTTAAAGATTTCAGTTCCTTGACGTTTGTAATCCATTATAACACCTATATCGATAAGTTTACAACTAACATAGGTTTTACCATCAGTTATATCTTTTTCGCTAAAATCTAATTGCATTTTTGGAAAATAAACACCATCTTTTGATAAATGATAATAGGCTTCTAATTCAAAACCTCTTTGCTCTAATCCGTATAAAAGCCATTCTAAACCATAATCTAAATATTCTGATACATCGCCAAATTGATTTTTTACTTGTGGTGTAGTTGCTAAATTTCCAACTGCATTAACAAATTCAATTTTATCTAATGCACCGAAATTAATAGAACGTGCAAAACGTTTACTTTCTTGTTCTGTTTCAAATTGTAAACCATCAAATCCGATAGGCTCGCTAATCTCGTACATTAAAGGCGCACCAATTCCAACTATTTCTAATTCGTGTTTATACATTTTGTCCTATTCCGTTTATACGTCTGTTAGTGATTTCTTTAATTCCATGACCATTAGATAATAATTGTCTAAAACCGCCTTTATCAATTTGGTTAATTACGCTCGGTTTATTCTCAATTGCTTTAATAACTCCGCTTACATCGATATTAGGTGAATTTACTTCTATTTTAGGCATTGAAATACCATTAGAAGAAAGTATATTGTTTAAACCATTATCAAACATTAATTTCGATTTTTCAGCAGTAAATACCTTATCACCTTTATTTAAGTAAGTCATTTGCGCACCTTTATTACTTCCAGTTGATTTAAGTTTTCCGTTTTTATCAGTAATAACCTCTGCGCCTTTTTCTTGTGTCCACGCCCAACCCTCAGGAGCGTTGTCTGTACCTTTGTAAAATTGTGGCGTTGGTTGTGATGCTACTATTCCCGCTTGTAACGCACCGATAACACCAATTGCAATAGACAAAGGAACGTTTGGCGGTGTAGACGCTAAAGCACTAACAACTCCTTGTGCGGTGTCAATAAGAATATTAAATATTGCTTGTTGCTTTTTAGCTTTTGCCTCTCTTGTTCTTATTTCTCTCTGTCTTACATCATATTGTCTATTAATTTCTTCTTTTGCACTTGCACTTTCTCCAGCGAATAAAATAGCTATATCTTTTTCTTTTTGTAGATTTATTTTTTCATTTTCAAAACGTTGGTTTGAAAGTTCTGTAATTTTATTAAATACGTCTTGTGCAACATCGCCGACCGCTTGAAAAGTAATAGCAAATTTTTCTTTTAAACTATCCGCACCTTCCATTAATTTATCAAAAGTACTTTTTCCATCTTTATCAAAATCAAAGAACATTTTTGCGCTTGCTAAACCAATATTATTAAATGCTTTATTAAACGCATCACTTGAAATAGTTTTAAGATAACTATCAGTAGCTTCTTTTAATTTTAACCACGCAAAATAATCAGCGTAAACCGCTTCATCTGTTAGTTCAATTCCTTTTACTAAATCTTCTTGACCTTTTTTAATTTTACCATCACCATACAAAGCATCGTATAACGCTTTAGTTTGGTTTAAAGTAGTATTAAATAACTGATAGTTAGGATTAAGTTTACTAATTAAGGTAAGTTCTTTTTCAAGTTCTGATATTTGATTTTCTAAATATGCTTTTGATAAAAACTCACCTTTTTTTTCTAACTCTTTATTATTTTCTTTTAATGCTTTCGTGTTTTTATCGTTTGCACTTGTGCTCTCATTAACTGCACTTATAAAAGGAGAATATTGATTGAAAAGTTTAAATATACTATCTATTTGGTCTTCTATTGCTTTTTTCTCTTTTGCAAATTGTGCAAGTTGTAAATTTCCAATATAAATTTTGTCTTTTAATTGTTGTGCTTGTGTAATTCCTAATTTTTTACCTAACTCGATATCTGATTTAGTTAACTCTTGGCTTTTAGCTTGCGTTTCTGATATGTTAATTAAAACTGCTGATAATTTATTATATTGCTCTGTTAGTTTTGATTGTAAAGCAATTGCAACGCCTCGTTTCATTAACGCGTCATTCAATCTATTTTCAGCATCTGCGGTTTTACCTGATAAAAATTGCTCATTTGTTAAATGACCTAAATAATCAGGATAACGCTCTTTTAATTGTTTAATAGCATCTAATCTGTCACGCATCGACATATTAACGTTCTTTGCGTTTTCAAATAGTATTTGTGAACGTGAAATTTCTTCACTTCCAGCTTTTACCATTGTATCGATATAATCTTTCTCTGCTTTATCTTTTGCCTCAATAGCTAATTTAGCTTCTTCATCTGCTTTTTTCTTTCTTTCTGTATTAAAAATAGCATCGATTATTTTTGGTCCAAACAATGTTAAAAGTGTAACCCCTACAGATAATGCAGTTCCTAAAGTAAAGAATCCACCAGCTAAAACTTGTAAAGCATTTTTACTCGGTTCTCCTTGTGCTTGTAATTCTTTTTGTTGCGCAATAGCCTGTTGCATTGCATCAAAAAATATAGGTAAGTTATTTGAAATAGCCATAAATCCAGTCTGTACGCTATTTGCAAAAGCTGGCATTTCACGAGTTAACTGGTTAATTGAATTGGATAATGGATTGAAAGCGCTTGAATAATTACCTACATTACGTTGGTATTTACCCATAGAAGCATCAACTGCTTTTAAAGTAGCATCATATTTAGTTATTTTGCTACTTAAAAAATCATATCTTTTAGCCTCTGCATCTGTTAATTTACCGCTTAATTCTTTTTTAACCGCTAAATTTTTATACTCATTTGATAAAGCGTTTAGCTTTTGTTGAACTTTATTGTATAATTGTTGACTTGCCTCTAACTTAGCAATCTCTCTATCTAAAGCCTTTTCATTTCTTAATCTCGATTGCTCTAAACTTATTTCAGACTTTTCAAGTGCATTATTACTTATTTTAGTTCTGTTTTGCGATTGTGCATAACGTTCTAATTGTATTTGTACTTTTGCGTATAAATCTTGTTGTTTAAGTAATTGAGCGTTTAAATCCTTAATAGCACTATCTGAACCGCTTGGAGTTTTGATATTTTGCATAGATTTTCCAGCGTTATCAATATTTTTGATAAGAGTTAAAACCTCGCTATTTGCAGTCTGTAAATCTTTTAAAGCTGAGGGTGAAAGAATCTCTATAAATTCGTTTGCCATTATGCTACTTTTTTATTTTGTTGTGATTGTACTTTTTGTGCTAATTTTTCTAAAGTAATATAAACCGCTAAATTCATATCCTCTTTTAATAGTGAGTTATTTGGTAAAATATTACTTAAAACCCCGATACTATCATAATAATCATAATCTTTATTTTGGCTTTTATTAAGCATTTCTTTTAACTCTTGCTCATCAAAAGCTAAATCATTTTCAATCCAACCTATATTTTCTGTTAAAATACGTTTAACCTCATCGCTAAATTCTACATCAACATTTATTTCTATTCCGCACCCTATTTTTAACGCCTCTAAATAGTCAATTCGCATTTGTCGAGTTGTAGTTGAATAGTATAAAAATGCTAAAGTTTGCTTAATAACTGCTATTTTATAATTTAAAAAAGCAATATTCTTATTCAACTCCAAATATCGTTTCGCTTCTAAATTATCTGATTTAATGAAAAACTCATCGTAAATTGATATGAATATTTCTTCTAAACCTTTTTCTTTTGGTTTTGGTTTAAGCAATTGATAGTTTTTAGTTTTCAATATCTCAAAGAAAACTTTTGCTGGAATGTTTGATATTTCGTTGTATTTAGGCATTTAATAATTTATCAATTTCTTCTTTATATTCTTCGCTAAATAATAATTCTTTATTATTAATCATTTCCAATAATCTGCAATAATGGTTTAAACTAAATGATTTAAAATTATGTTCTTTAGTTAAATTTTCTGACGTATAACTCCAAACTTTTATATTAGATTCCTTTGTTACTTTTTCATAGTATTCGTGTGCAAAGTCAAGGTCACTTATGTTTTTATCATTATCCATATTTACGCTATTTTATAAATTTGTTTTATTTGTTGTTGCAATACTAATCGGTATATTTCGCTTTGTCTTTTATCAAACCAAACTTGGTTTAGTCCCATAATAGCTTGACCATATTTAACTACCAAACTCCCAGTTTTTCTATCTGAACTATCGAAAATAAATCCGTTTTGTGTTAATGGTTTTACAAATAATTTAGAAACAAAAGCACCGCTATAAATTAAATCGACGTTACCAAAACCAGCTAAAGGATTCATTTGATTTTTTTCGTTTGCATATTCGCCACTTTGATAACCTCCTATACGTTTGTTATCAGGTCGCAAACCTCTTTCAAACTCGCTAATCTTTTCTTCTTTTAGATTTTTTTGGTCGCTTAATATTATCTTCTGTACTAACGATTCCATTACCGACTGATTCAGTATTGGATTCAATCTCTTTTGATATTCCTTTGCGCTTATTCCCACAATCTATACAATTTTTATCGTTATTTTCGGGTATGTTACTTAAAAACTCATTAATTAAATCATCGTTTTGCTGATTTGTATGTTTTTTAATCCATGCAACTTGCTCAATTACGCTTAATTGTTTGAAGTAATCCGCATCGCTTCCGAATATATGCTTATTAAATATTTCCATTATTTACTTGTTTAAAAAACAAAATGCAACCAAAAATTAATTGATTGCATTTCATCCTTGTTTATCCCCCAATAAAAAAAAATTCATTATGACTTTACAAATATAATAAATTAATTGTTATGTTGGTTATTTTAAACTTAAAACTATCATATTCGTATGTAAGTCTTTTATAAAATCATCAGGTGAATAGCTTTGAACTAATTCAACACTATTTAATTTTAATTTATATCGTTTAAATAAACTATTTTTAGTGTCCAAAATAAGACTATCAATTAGTTCTTTATATGTTTCTTTGTATTCTTCTTTTAATAATTCATTAGAAAACCTTTGATAACATTTGTATTTTCCAAATCCTAAACGTAAACTATTTTTAGCTTTTATAAAATTTAGCTTTCTATTTTTTCGGTTGTTTTTCATAACTATTTATTTTTTTTACAATTATCACATTCAAAAACTTTATAACTTTTACCTAATTTTTGAACATATATGCATTTACATTCACAACTATTTTCTAAAGGACAATCTTTAAAAACTACTTCTTTATCATTTATGTGTGTATCAGAATAAAATAATAATTTATCTAATAAATTGCATTTCTTTTCATCAACTTCATTATTATATCCATAATAAGGACATTCTGAACAGCTATTGATTTCTAAATTTATTTTCTTTGTCATAAAAATTTATTTTAAACCCAAAAATAAACAAAAAAGCCTTAACTTTTACATTAAGGCTTTAATTTAGAATTATTCTAATTTACTACGCTACTGGAGTAATTGAATCAGTTGCACCTTTGTAATACTTATTACCAATTTTAGCACAAGCTACTGAATTAACAGAATCATACAATTGTACCACAACTGGTGTAGAAGTTGTTAATGTTGCAGTTGGCTCAAATTCATACTCTTGTGTAGTTGAATTGTAAGTTAAAGTACCAGCTTGAATAGTGTCAGCAGTCCCCGATACGGTAACTCTTAAGTTTGGAATAGCAATACCACCTAAAACTGAACTTTGATTAGTAGCAAATTTAGCTTTAAAGTAAACTTTACCTTCTGAAACGTCAGCACGTCCAGTCATTACAATATCTGTAATCGGGAAAATATCAGCGTTCACGTTAAAATCTAAAACAGAAGCATCCAAAATAGCTACATCTCTATTAAATTGAGTTTCGTTCATTAATTGAATAGTAGTACTAACACTTGCGGAAGTAGAGCCATCTGTAAACATATATGTTCCAGCGTTCAACATTCCTAAATCAAAACCACTAAAAGTAGTTCCGTTAGTTGCTCCAGCTATTGCGCCACTTGAAAATACGAAAAGAACATCATACGCTTGGAATGAGTTATAAGTTGATAACGCATTTGCAAATAACCAACCTCTTAAATATTTAAAAGTAAATTGTGGCAATCCATTACGAACTACTGACATAACACCACCTTGATACTCCTCTGTTGTTGCTTCTGGTGTGTTGTTTGTAGCTTCAACTGCTCCCAAAATAGGAATAAAATTACCTAATTGGATTTGTTCGTTTACATAGTCTTTATCGAATACGTCAGTTGTTAAGTTAATTGACCATCCTTTAGGAACTAATATTTTCCCAGTTAGTCTACCCTCTTGCAAAATGCAGTCGGATAAGCCTAAATTCTTACGTGTAGTAAGACAATCTTTTTGATTATATAAAACCATTTGATTATTGTTTAATTGTTAAATTGAATTGTTTGTAAGCAAGTCGATTGACCGCTAAATGTAATCTCTGCATCTAATACAATAGCGTTACAAATAAATACTAAACTATTATCTTCTTCACGCATAGAATAGTTTTTTATCCTTTGTGTTCTAAAATTAGAGTCATCATATCTACTTATTCCGCTTTGACTTAATGCTATTAATAAATTATCTAAAATAGGTTGTAAGATTAGTTTAAAATCGTACTCGTGTTGATAAGGATTAAACTCACTCGGTGCTTGACTTTCGTGTAAAATAACTATTCGAGAATTACGTTTAACGCTTGGTTCTCTTAAATCGTTACTATCCTGACCCTCCTCTAACCAAATTAAAGGGAAACTTAATTTACCTTTCAAAGTTAAGTACTCAGTAAGAACCTCTTTAGTTCCCCAACCATAGTTTAAAGTAGCGGTTTGACTACCTACAACCACATCAGGCAATACTTCAACTATTCTTGCTAATTGGTCTTCAAAAACTATCATATTCCAAAAGAATTATAAGTTTCGTACACTTTGAAGTTTTCTAAATTAACATCAGTAAAATCAGCTTTTTTGTCAGTTAAATAACGATATAAACTAACTTCTATTTCATCATTGCAACCAAACCAATCTATGAACTCGCCATTATTATAAATAATAGGATATTTCATATAACCGCCTTGATATTGTTGAATGAAATTAGCATTTGCATTAGCTATTTTATAAGCTGGTGTTACTAAATTTGCTCCTTGTGGTTTAACCTCAACATTTCCTATTCCAGTTAATTGTTGGTTAGTATTGAATAAAAACTCTTGTTGGATTTTACAAGCGATTAAACTATACTCATAATTCAATCCTTGCCATATTTTTCCATCATATTCTTCACCCTCTACTAACTTTTGATATTTAGCATATAGAGGATTAGTAAAACTATCCTCTATTGCTAATTGTAGTTCATTATAAGTTGTTAAACCTAACGCATTTAATAATAATGATTTTTCTACTTTCGTAATTAATTCCGTTAATGCAGTTGCACTATTCGGAGTTTCCAAAGTTGGATTAGCTACTATCATTTGAACACTCAAAGGAATGTTTAATGCATTAGCTTGTTGAAAGTATGATAAATCAATTATATTAGGCATTATTTTTCTTTTTTCGGTTTAACTTCTTTTACCTCTTTATCTTTGTATAGGTGCGCATCTTCTTTCGCTACTCTTGTAGTTTTACCATTATAGGTAACTTCTACTGTAGTTTCTAAATAATGTCCCATACTATTACGCTTTAGTTAATGCAGTAATAGCATCAGAGAAATCACCATAAACGAAAGCTCCGTAGTGATTAGATTTTACTCTTTGTACTAACCTTGCCTCAGCTAAGATAGTTACAAGGTTTTTAGTAAAGTCATCATTTTCGTAACCTACATTGATAGTTAACCCCTCTTTGAAACGTACACCAGCTTTAGAGAAATCCCCTACTAAGAATTTATCAATAGTAACGCCAGTATTTGCAACAACTCTAACGCCACTTACAACTGTACCATCTACAGAAGTGAAAGGAGGCATAATGTATTGACCTGTAGAATCTTTTGATAATTCCATAGAAGTTACATCTGTTGGGTGCATAACAATATAGTTAGGCTCAAACAAATTAACTCTAACTTGGTTTAAAGCAGTTCTTAATACGTCCCATTTTGTAGGTGTTGGAATAGCTAAAGCAAAAGCACCAGCCGACCAAGCAGTAGCGTTAGTTGTGATACCAGTTAAGTTATTACCAGAACCTGACCCACTCAATAATTGCTCATCAATTTTCAAGTTGATTAACTCAGTTAATTCTTGGTCAATTTCTGAACGCATTAAAGCAACATCATCAAGCATCTCTTTTGTAATTTTGATGTATGCAGTTACTTTTTTAACGTTTGCAGATGCAACTACTAAATCAAAGTCAGCTTGTGATTTAGATGCACCCTCAGCAGTCATTGCAGCGCCACCCTCTCTATTTTTTTGCTCTACCCATTCCCAAACATTTGACATAATTTGCCCAACGTTTACCAATTGTAGAATAAAAGGGTTACGAGTTACAATTCTTGTAATTCCACTTTCTCTTTCAGCTTGTGGTACTTGACCAGTAATGTTAGTGCTTTCAGCCATTGTACCAACCGCTTTAAGTTGGATTTGCACACTTGCACCTGATTTGTCTTTCATAGCTTTTAATTCGTCTGATTTCTCAGCCAATAAGCTACCTAAATTCTCAGGTGTGTTACTTGGAACTCCTTTAGTTTCCAATTCCAATACTCTCAAAGCGATTTCTTCTACGTTTGTTTTCATAGTTGAAACTTCAGCTCCTTTAGTTTCTAATTCCTTAACTTGCGATAATACTTCGATAAGTTCCGCTTTAGAAACGCTTTCGTTTTTCATTGCGTCGATTTTATCTCCTAACGCTTTAATGATTTCTTCTTGTGTCATTTTCTTTAAAATTTGTTTAATAATTGTTTTAACATTTCAGTTGTTTGAAGTGATTTCTCGGCTTCGATTTCTTCAAGTGATTTCTCGGCTTGACCTTTATTATTATTTATTAATCCAGTTGCGTGATTACTACCAGCTACAACTAAACTACTTTCTCTTACGTTTTGCGCTTCTTTAATGATATAGAAATAAGGAATGTACTCGAAGTCATCTTTATTAGCTATTTTATTAATATAAGCGTCATAATTAGCTTTTTCTGTTACGTCCTCAGGATTATTAGAATCCATTGCAAGTAAAATAGTAACATAACGCATTCTTACAGAAGCCTCAATACTATCGCCACTATCTAACCATTCTTTAACCGCTTCAATTTTAATTTGGTCTTTTGGTACTTTATAAACCAAAACTTCTGTTTCACCATTATAAGGTTGTCCGATTAATGAAAAAGGAATTTTAGCAGTAAATATTTCAATATGTTCTTTGCGTGTTATTGTTTGTAATACTTCTAATTCATGGTCACAAACTAAATAGTTTTTGCCTTGCGTTTCTTGTACTGATTTTTTCCATATTCCGTTATCGTGCATATCATCGTGACTATCTAAAATCATAGTTGAATTAACTGCTATGTAATAGAAATTGTCATCGATTTTTATACCTTTTAATTGGTCGGTAAACTTTAGTAAATCCAAACATTTAGATACAACTGCACTTCCTTTATCAACTGATTTTTGAATAACTGACTTTTTAGCATCAATTAGAATATCTTTATTTTCTCTAATGTGCTTAAACAATTCTTCTTTTGAATCAAAAAAGGTATGCTCTCCTTGTGTGTTAGTTGATTTCCAAATCATTTTTTTACTTCTTTATCGTTGTTTTGTAATCTTTTATTTAGTTCCTTTTTAGCTTTCTCTATTTGTTCTTTGCTAATTTGGTTTTCTATTTCTTTAGGTGTTAATTTAGTACTCATAACTATAAATTTAGTTTAGTCATTAATTCCTTTGTTTTTTGGTTAGCTTCGTTATCATTCATTGTGCCGTTTTCTTTTGCTAACTTAACCATATTCTGAAAATCTGTTAACGTTTTAATCTTTTCATTAATTACCGACTGCATAACTGGCAAATGGTCAAATGACGCTCTTAACTTTTCTCCTTTTTCAAACAATCCCCAACTTTGAGAAAGCGAGTTCATTGTATTGTCAGCGGTATTCTGTATTTGGTTTTGAATGTATGATATTAAACCTTGCGATTGATTTTCAAATGTTGAATCTCTTGAAAACGGATTAATTACATTCTTATTCATTCCAAAAGCTAATAAACACTTATTGAAATCCTCAGCATATTGCTCATCTAAAAACAATTTCTTCATATCACTAACTAAATGCTTAACGTCAACATTAGCATTAGTTAAAATAAGTGATTTGCTCCCTAAAGTGTTTTCGATTGAACTTCTATCTCCTTGTTGTATTTGCGCCTCGTTTCCAGTACTTTCGTTTTTACCTAAGTACTTTGATGACATTTCAAGGTTAATACCTTTAGAAATAAGATTTTTATTAATGTTGTAAAGTACTGGTGCAATCGCCTTAACTCTACTTTGTGATGTAAGCAATGAATTACCAACTAATCCGTTAGTTAAGTCATAAGTAGGAATAATTGATTTTAATGGTAAATTATGCGTTACACCATCTAAATTATATTTAATAATCTTTTCTTCGATAGCCATTTTATTATTTTTTGTAATAATAAATTTGTCTATTTTGTTAACGTTATTAAAATCTATTTCATTAGGAATAAGATTATAAATAGCATTAGGTACTGAGTTACTAAATGGTTTAATTTGATATATGTAATCATTCCCAGTAACCGACAAGAATACATTTTGCTGAAAAAAGAAATCCTCTTTTGATTGAAAGTAGTTAGGATTATATAATAGTTTAATGTAATCTGAATTTTCAATTACTTTACCATCTTTACCAATATGAGTTATTCTCATTTGAGAGTAGTAAGTAGCTGAAAAGTTTACTATTGTAGAAAGTACTGGATTTGATAAGTAAAATTCCATATACTTGCCATTATCAACAAATGAATTACCATCTAAAAAAGTATAGGAAAATTGACCGCTTCTATTACGTTCTACTCTAAATAACTCTCTACCAAATAAGCTAACTGATTTTATAACCATATTAAAGCAAAAAAGCCTTAACCGAAATTAATCGATTAAGACTTTAATATTAAATTAGTGTTTACGTTCATTTGTAATAGTTTGATGCGACTTCACATCAATTAATTGCTACAAATATAATAATATTTATTTAGATTGTGTATAAATTAGTGATTATTTTAATTTTTAAGTTAAATATCTTGTTCGTGCGTACCAACTACTAACATATTTACATCCATCTATAGCGTGGTCATTACCTTGCTCAGGTTCATCTAATTGAACACCTTGGACTATTCTCCAACTATGGTTTTCGTACTCTTGTTCTAAATTAGTAGAGCTTTTAGTGTAATATACTTGTTTCTTTTGTAGTAATTCAATTCCGCTTATTACACTACCTTTACCCTTTAATGCAAATATAACATTAAATCCACTATTACGTAGCTTTTGCCCCTCTGTTTTATTTATTTCGTTGGAACTATCAACTATTAACTCTTTACGTTTGTCTATTCCTAAGTTATGCAATTCATCTGATAAAGTACCATTCATTACATTCATAGGTTTGTAAAGCAATTCTTTGAAGAAAAACGTTTGGTCGCCATCGAATTTCATTTCAACAAGTGTTGTTGGTGCGCTTAAACCGAAATCCATTCCGTAAAAGTTAGGATAAGGTAATGTTTCAAATTCTTCATCGCTTATAATTTTCCAACCTTTGAATATTCTATTAGGTTTTTCTGCTTTCAATCCTAATCCGTAAACCATCCACATATAATCAGAAGCGGTGTTTTGTTGTATATTATATTCTGTTGGCTCGTATGATAGTATTTTTTTCTTTTGCTCTAAAGGAACAAATGGATTATCTTTAAAAGTTGAATGAATTAAAATAGCATTATCTTGTTTTACCAAGTCATCACTCCAAAGTTTACCAACTGGGTTGTAATCCATAAACACTGCAATACTGCAACGCATATCTAATTGGTCAAATGTTTCTTTTGGCATTTTATAGAACTCATTAAACCAAAGATAGTCAGAATGATATCCGTGTACTTTCAACTCGTCATCTGTACCCTCGATATTAATAGTAGAACCATTAGGAAAAGTAAAAACACTTTCTGTTTTATTGAATTTAATACTATCGTAATTATCTAAAGTAGGATAGTATTTTAACATATCTTGCAAAATAGTATCTTTACAATCTTTTTTAGTATTACGAAAAACCGCTAATTTAGTTCGTGGTGTTGTCCATGCTAATATCCAAAATATCTGTAAAATACTAAAGGTCTTACTTGAACGTGAAGACCCTGAGTTTATAATATATTTATATTTTTGGCTTTGTAAAGCATTCCAGTTTTTTTCAAATACTGGTGTAGCATTAATCTTCATTTGGTTTTGTAATTTCTACTTGAATAGTAGTTGGTGCTGATTGTATTTTTTCGCCATTACTTGTTATATCTGTTTTTTCTCCGTACTTTTTAGGATTAAGTTTAGATAATGACCATTTAAGAGCGTCAATTTTCAATCTTCTATGCCCCAACATATCGCCAGTAGTAGTTTCTATTTCTCCTTTTGAATTTACTTTTGTAGTTTCTCCCTCTTCTGTATTATAGGCAATTTCTACTATTTCATCAAATAAAGCATCGGTTCTTAAGTTGGTTGCTAACTCGTATCGTTTCGATTTTAACTCATCTTCTGTAAGCCAAATAAAGAAAGTTGAACTACTTGGCATATTTTCATCTTGCTTTAAAATAGAACGTAAAGACCTCCCTGATTCTATTTCAATACAGATATGTTCAAATATTTTATTTATTTCTTCAATCGAGTAAGCCATAAAAACAAAATTAGTTATTTTTTCTTTACAAACACAAATTAACTTAATAAACTTTTAATGTTTCGTGTTTCCATTGTTATTATGTTAAAAATTTATAACCTATTTTTACCTTTTCAGCTTCTTCTTTTGTTTTAAACATTAATTCTGTTTCTGATTTAGAACCATAACAAATATATTCTACTTTAACCCACCATTTATTATAATCTTCAAATGGTTCTCTTAAAACTTTAGTAACTATTGCTTCGACTAAATTCATTGTTATTTTTGTTTAAATGTTTCGTTAAAATATTCTTCTGCTGATTTATCATCTCTCATACTTCTATTATATACTCTTATAGCTCCGTTTGTATCCCCTTCGTAATAAGCATCAAAAATCTGTTGTTTTTCCATTTCTTTGGCTTGTTGAGTATATTCATACAACCCTGCTGGTAAGCTATCGTGAATTGTTTCAAATTCATCAAATTTACTCTCTAACCATTCTACTGCTGTTTGTTTCATAATTTATTTCTTTTTAAATTTCTTATTAATAAGAAGCGTTATAATAACCACTAAATATTTTTTCTTTAAGTTCAAATAAATTACTTAATTGTTTGCCTAAATTGTATTCACGCATTGGATTTCTACAATTATTTATTTCTTTTTGTATTTCTTTTATTTTTTGTTCTACCATTATTTCAAACATATCAGGAATACTATTTTTAATTTCATCTATAATAGTATTTTGAAATTTTGCTAAATCTTTATGTTTTGGAATTCCTAACATAAATTTGGTAGTTAGCTTTAATAATTTATTTGTTACTTTTTTTGACATTTCTTATTACTTTTTAAATTGTTTAATTAATAACTCTGGTGTTAAAGCTCTTGCTCCTTTATTTTTTCTTTCCTCCATATAGTCATAAGCAAAATTTACCATATCCTCCTCACTATACAAATTCTTGTTTTGTTGTTGTGCTAAATTGTAGCCAAAAGTAACACCATGAATGAAAGTTTTCTTTATACCTTTGTAAGGGCTATCATTAGGATTTCTATGTGTTGATACAGGATATCTTGCTTCTGCTTCTCTCTCAGCAACTTCCTCAATAGTTTCTTGTTTTACTTTATTACAAGTACAAATATCTTTAATACAACCATATTCTTTTATATGTTCGCATTGTTGTTTAGGTTCTTCTTTTAATTTTAACTCTTGCATCGGAGATAACCATTCTTCTTTTGGAATGATTATTTTGTACATTGTTTTTAAAACATCCATCTCTCTATACCCATTTGCATCAGTTTCAGTTCCGACTTTTTTCATGTAGTCTTTAACTTCAACATTCTCACAACTTGGGTTCTTAACAAACCATTCTAAAAACTCATCATCAATAGCTTGTACACCATCTTTGATTAAGTCTTGGTCTGTTGTTAGGATTATTTTTTTTTGATTTTCCCAATTTGTTTTTGGTGTAATATTAGCTTTGTATAAGTAATTAGAAATAATATCTAAACACCAATCTCCATCTTTAATTTCTTCATCATTAGTGATGTATATGTTTATAAATTTAGCTTGTATTAAGTCTAAAATTGACTTATGATAATTTTCATTAATTGCCATTCCTAAATCATTTCTTACTAACCTGCTCGATTTATGCGTTGGTAATGTGTGTATATTTCTCATAACTCTATTTTTATTTTTTTGTATTCTAATTTATTAATATTTAGTTTTACCATAAACTCAATTAAACGCTCGTAGTTGATTGTTTTTGATTTTCTAAAGGATATTACCGAACTTGTAGAAACGTTTAAAATTTGCCCTAATTTGTAGTTAGAATGATTTGTTTGGTTGAATAGGTGGTTGTATATCATTGGTTGTTTATTGTTTTAAATTTTTGTAAATATAAATATCTATAAATTTTACTAATAGTTGTAAGTTCATTTTTATCAAAAGAATTATCTTTTATTTTTTTCAAAAGTAACCATTGACTAATATCTAAAATTACAGATAACTCTTGTTGTGTCATGTAATCAAATATGAAGTCTAACTTTTTAGACAATATCTCTTTTGATTTTAAATTCATAATCTTATTTATTTTTAATAAACTCCACTTTCATTTAGAAAGTGAAGTTAAAGTTTCTGTACATTTCTCTTAATGTTTTTGCTTTATCAGAGCTACAAACTTTTATTTCTAATCTACTACCATCCCAATTTTTTACTATTTCTGCTTTTAAATTTGGATATTTTGAGTTTAATTCGTTTGCTTTGTTGTTGTAGTCTTGAGTTGTCATAATTACTATTTGTTTATTATTATGACGTAAAGATAGTATAATTTTTTATACTACCAAACTTTTAAGCTAATTTATAATTGTTCTAAATAACTATTCCGTAATAAAACAGATATACGTCCCTCTGTAACTCCTTAACTTTTGGATTATCCCTATCGTTATTTATTTTTTAATACCTACAAACTTACCATAATAATCAAATTCAAAACTAACAAAGTCATCAGTTCCGATATAACGAAATGTGTAAATCCAGTGGTTTTTATAAGTTTTATCGACGTATTTTTCAGGAAGTGTGCAATTCTTTGCTATTCCACTTAATCGTATTTCTTGACCATTCTTTGAGAGTTGAGGTTCAAAGTTAATGTTTAGTTTAAATCCGTTAATATTTAAAGTCTGTATCATAATCAGTCCATATTTTTACTTCAAATCCTTGTTCTCTTAATTGCTTAACTCTTACTTTCTGTAACTCTGAAAGTTTGCCTTGTTCTCGTTTAACTTCGATAAACATTGTAACTCCTTGACGTAAACATAATAAGTCAGGAACTCCATTAAAGTTTGTCTTAATTAGTTTTATGCAAAGCCAACCCTCTTTTTGAAGTTTGGCTATTATCTTTGATTGTATTTTTGATTCTAAAATCATATTATTTTAATTTATATCTTCTTGAACCCATTTGTATTTCATTAACTCCATTTTTAGTAAACATATCTAATCCTTTAAATGTTATAATTGGCTCAAAAGATTTTTTATTAATTTTAAAATCTTTACAAAATGTAGATAACGTGTAATCTGTTTTATTTAACACTCTATCGTATATTTTTTCTTCAATTCCATTCTCTGCAAATATCCAGTAAATATCGTTTGATTTTCGCTCCATTGTGGTCAATCGGTCTTTTGCTTGAAAATAACTAACTGCTGAAAATTGTAGATTTAAAAATATTAGATAATCGGCTTTTGATAAACTAATACCCTCTCGCCCACTTACAATTTGTAAAGCTATATTTTTACTACTTGCATTAAACTCATTTAAGTCGGTTGTTAAATCGTTTCCAAATGTTTGTTTTAACATTTCAAGCTCCGCAACAAAATTATAAAAAATTGCTATTTTTTTACCTTTGAACTTTTCTTTTATAAACTCGGCTTTTGAGTTATCAATTATTTGAGTAGTACCATCCTCATACTTAATAGTACCACTAAATAGTTGGTGTATCTTTTGTTGAAGTTTAACACCAGTATCGGCTATTATTTGCTTACCGCTTGACTTTGATGTAACTACTAATTCCTTAATTAACTTTTCGGTTATCGCATAAGTGATAGGTTTCATTTTAACCTTTAAAATGTTCTCTTTTACATCGGTTGTAAATCCAGCTTGTTCTTGTGTGAATGTTAGAATATAATATCTTATATGATGCCAAAAATCATTCTTACGTGCATCTGAATAGTCTTTAACTTGTGCATAACCTAAATATTTTAATTTTATATTCACATATTCATTAGCCCACTTATAAAAATTAGTATATTCTTTAAATGGACTATGATTTGAAAGTGTAAATAAATGATAATATTGGCTGTAACTTTCAGGTGTTGGTGTTCCGCTTAACATAATCATAGGAATATCTCCAAAACGTTGTTTAATATCTTTATGATACTTTGATGGTTTAGGATAAGAAGTATATCCATGCACCTCATCAATAATAACCACATCAAAATCGTTTGTTTCAACTTTATGTAAACTTTCTCTATTGATAATAGTCAAGTCAAACTTATCTAAATAACCGAAATCCCAATAGTCTTGTTCAATGCTTGAAAAAGCTTTTATCTTTGTAATAAATAAAACTCGTTTAGCATTTACTTTTTTACAAGTTTCTAAAGCGGTTGTCGTTTTTCCCGTTCTCACTTCCATAAATAAGCATACTAACTTTTTACGCTCTAATATTTCGGAAGCATCGCTTGAAAGTCTTATCTGATAATCTCTTAATTCTTTTTTCATAATTAGAAATCTATATCGTCGTTATCTTCAACTTTATTTTCAACATTCTTTTCAAAAATACCAAACCATTTCAAACCATTACTTGAACCTTGTTCAAATCTAAACTCTTTATAGTTTGCGTATTTCTGAATCCAAATATTAAATCGGTTTCTTTTTAACCATTTGTCAAAATCTTTGTTATCATTAACAAACGCATTAAAGTATTGGCTCTTATCATTTCGTGTATTAATCGGGAAGTTTTCACTATCGATAATCCATTCGTAAAAATCCATATTTGTTTCAGCTATGAATTTACGCAATTTAATATTTTTAGCATTTTGCTTAACAAGTCCCGACTTAAGATACATTTGTAAACAATAAACCATATAGTTATCAAATCTTTGATAATCTTCAATTTCCCACTCATCAAATAACTGCTTCCCAAATTCTTCATCAGGCGTTAAATCCTTACCATAATATTGAGCTATTTCTATTTCATGCCTACGTCTATTGTGTGAGTTTCCCTCACCTTTAATAGCGTAATTTGTACTCATAACTATTTTTGGTGAATCGTGTACATTTAATTTAATAGCATCTTTGTTTTTACGCTCCAAAGTCATTCCCTCTGTAACCAAACTAAACTTATCCTCAAAGTCAAAGTTCTTCTTAACATCGTCAAATACTAATATTTTTGTATCTAAAGAAACTGTCTGATAAGCAAATGACTTCTTACTATCAAATTGTTTACCATCAATAATTGATGTATTTCTAATCTGACTTAAACCTTGCACAAATAAACCTTTACCAGTACCGCCCTCAGGATTATCTGAAATAATCTCATCATTTAAAATAACCGCTTTATTGTTACTTCTATTCTTGTAAGTACTAACTAAATATCCAATAGTAACCTCAATAGGAAAAGGCTCATTTGCTGATATATTATTAATAAATTTTTGATAGTCATTTTCAAATTTTTCTAATTGAATAAAATCCCTATCTAATATGTGACTCTCCCAAATATAACCATCAACATCAATATAATCTACTAACTTAATTTCATCTTTTGTAACTTCTAAAATTCCATTTTTAAAAGCCAAATAAGAAGTTTGTCTATTGTCACTTAACATTATTAAATCAATGCTTTCTAACATAAGTAAAAACTGTTCACTAAATAAATTTTGATAGTTTGCACAATAGTTCCAAACATCAAACTCTTTTCTATCCATTAAGAAGTCTAAAACAAAATCCTTAATCTTTGATGTTGAGGTTAATTTAACTTTATTTGATTGTATTGATACAAATTGTGGTTTATCGCTTTCGTTTGGAAAATGTTTTTTAAATCCATTACGCTCTAAAAAGTATTTATATTTTAATGGACTTATAGCTATTTTTTCTTTACCTGTTTTTTCGTTTACGATAATGTACCAAAAGTCTTCGGCTTCTTCGGCTTCCTTTATTTCGTTATAAACATCCTCCTCAATGTTATATTTTTCAAGCACTTCTTTTTTACCTTTCTTTAAATCGCTTTTTATTTTATCAATCTGTTGGTAATTCTCAAAGTATTTGGAATTAAAAGAACGTCGTTTATAAGCGGACTTAATTGTGTTTTTACACTCGGTTTCTGAAAAGTCACCATAAACTACATTGTTTTGTATGTAACCTAATGCGGTTGTTTCAGATACACCATATTCGCAAAATGCACCAGCTAAATCAAAAATAAAACTATTACGCTCACCCTCTACAAAATCCTTGCTCCAATTGAATTTCATTATTTTTTCAATAATTACTTCTTCATCATTTATTGGAATTAAAGGAACTCTATCTTTAATATCAAAACCCTCATCTATTAAAGTAGGTTCATAAGTTTGCGCATCGTAATTAATATAAATATCAGCATCGTAACTTTCGAAACATACCCTATCTACATTACAATTTGATTTATCAAAATAATCATATTGGTAATGGTTATTAAATGCTTTAAAATATTTTTCGTGTTCAATCTTATTACACACTGGAATTTTTACAACTCCCTTTATTCCTTTACCGCTTGGAGAAATAAATAAAGAAACAAAGTGGTTATTCTTTTTAAGTTCGTGTAAGTGGTCAAACATTACCTCATCATTTGGGTATTTATCAAAATCAACAACCATTAACCCGCTATGGTTAACAAGTCCATCTTTATTACGTTCTTTAAACTCCCCACCAAAAACAATACATGGTAGTTTTTGTTTTAACTTATCAGCTATTTCTTTTGTTTCTGCTTTTCGTACTAATTCTACAAGTTCTTTTGATTTCCCTTGTTTAATACGTTCAAAGCATTTCCATAACGGAATGATATAAGGCACATCTTGTGCTTTTAGTAACTCCTTAAAAACTGAAATTTGTGTATCTTTCATAAGTAAAAAGGTAAAAGGGATAAATCCACCAACTTCGACACTGGTTTCATTATCCCTTTTATATAATGTTTTCTATTAATTGTCGAAGTGATACAAAGATAATAATAAATACTATATAAAATACAATAGTACGAAGTTTTTTTTAAGTGCGAAGTTTAAATTTAACTTCGACCTTTGTTAAGTATTATAAAATATAGGATTTTTATTTAAAAGTACGAAAGTGCGAAGTTTTTTTTAATTTTTACCCCCTACCCTTATTTTTTATTTTTCTTTTTAGTAGGGTATATAGTAGAAATAAACTTCGCACTTTAAAAATTAAATTTATTGACTATAACCTTAAGGTTATAAATAAAAAAACCACCTTAATAGGTGGTTTAATTAGTTGTGTATTGTTTAGTATTAAAAATCTAAATCTTCATCTGTACTTTCAGAAGTATCTGTTTCTGTTTCAACTACTGGAACTTCCGCTTTTGCTAAATACGTTTTAAGATACGCTTCTAAAGTATTGAAAACCTCATCCGCTTGTTCTGCTTCTGAATCTGAAATAGAACGTAAAAATGTAAATTCTGGAATTGAAAACTTAACCGCTCCTTTTTTACCATCTTTAGCAGTTTTAACCTCAATCCATTCATCAGCTAAACGGGAACGTGTTTTTTGGGTAAACTCTCCCCACGCTTGAACACTTGAACCTTTAAGTTGTAAGTTTGCTAAAGTTCCATCTTCTAACATAATGTAAATAGATTTTACATAATGACCACCAGCGGACTTAACTTTCTCTTTAATGTCTTTGTAAAGTCCTTTTGCAATTTCATTCCCTTTAAATGGTTTTACAATAATTGTTTCTTGTGAAATAAATTTCACTTCATTTGAAAAAATAGCTGATTGTGTTGCATCATTCCAACCTTTAATGCAGTGCATTTCGTCAAGAACTAAAAACTTAAATGGTAAAGGTATTTGTTCATTTGAACTTGTTTCTTTGTTGTAGAATGAGAAACATTTGTCATTTGATTTCCAGTCGATAAATTTAGTAGCTGGATTACTTTGTGGCGTTTGAAACGCTTGTCTACGATTACTCATAATTTTTATTTATTTATGGTCTGAAATTATGATGCCCAAACCTTGCATCTGTTATTATGATATTGTAAAGATAATTATTTATTTCTAATATCAAACAAATAATCGTTTAAACTTTGATAATTTTTAGCAATTTCTTTCTTGTAAAATTTTACTTTCTCATCGTTTTGTAAATCGTCATTTGTTGGTAATTGTCTAACTTCTAATCCTAAATGATTAAGATAAAGTTTTTCGTTATCGGGCAAATCGTTGTAAATCTGCTCCGATAACTTTAAGAAATATTCTTTTGAACTCATTCTATTATCTGTTTAAATCCGTTATTATTTAACCAATTTACAGCGGTTGTGTACGCTTTTTGTAAAAGAATTAAATCTCTACCATTTCTGATTTGTATTTGCACTTCTTTATCTTTACGATGGTGTATGTAGATCTGTACAATTGCTATCATTTCTTCTACTGGAGCTATCATACATTATGTTGTTTAACAATTACTTTAGTATCATAATTCTGAAAGCATTGATAAGGTGTTAAACCATTCCAATACATTTGAAATCGATACACTTGTTGTTTAGTTCTTTTGTTGTGGAATGTATATCCGCTTACTTCGTTACAGAAGTCAATAAATGATTGTTGCACAGGTTTAGTTATTTTTAGGATATTTTTCTAAATCTTCTAATATTTCAATAGGTGTAAAATTAGAAGCATCAAGCCATATTTTTTGACCATTGCTATTCATTACTTTTATCCATCTTTTTGATGGACTTAATTCTAATACTTTAAATTCTTTTATCGACTGATTAGAACTCCAACTATTATCTTTTGTAGATACTAAAACTCTTTTGTTTATTAATTTTTCCATAATTTCTATTTTTTAAAGTTTATCAAAATTAATCTATTGCTTTGTTTTACGCAATAGGTGGGTGTAGTTTAGAATGAATTAAA